GTATTTGCTAATTCACCTACATTAGTAACTCCTGCTCTTGGTACTCCCTCTGCTCTTGTTGGCACAAACATCACAGGTACTGCTTCTGGTTTAACCGCAGGTAATGTCACAACTAATGCTAATTTAACAGGTGCAGTCACTTCTGTTGGTAATGCTACATCTTTAGGTTCTTTTACTTCAGCTCAATTAGCTACAGCGCTTACTGACGAAACAGGAACAGGTGCTTTAGTATTTGCCACTTCACCTACTTTAGTTACGCCAGCATTGGGAACTCCTAGTGCATTAGTAGGAACTAACATTACAGGTACTGCCTCTGGTTTAACGGCAGGTAACGTCACAACTAACGCAAACCTTACGGGTGCAATCACTTCAACAGGTAATGCAACTTCTCTAGGTTCATTTACTTCTGCCCAATTAGCAACAGCATTAACGGATGAAACAGGTAGTGGTGCTAATGTTTTTGCTACAAGCCCAACTTTAGTAACACCAGTATTAGGAACACCTACCTCAGGTAATTTTTCTACTGGTACATTTACTTGGCCTACGTTTAATCAAAATACTACAGGAAATGCGGCAACAGTTACTACTAATGCTAACCTTACAGGTGCTATAACTTCAACAGGTAATGCAACTTCTTTAGGTTCATTTACTTCAGCTCAATTAGCAACAGCATTAACGGATGAAACTGGTACAGGCTCTAATGTATTTGCGACAAGCCCTACATTGGTAACTCCTATTCTTGGGACACCTACTAGCGCAACATTGACAAACGCTACAGGTCTTCCTTTAACTACTGGTGTAACAGGAACTTTACCTGTTGCTAATGGTGGTACAGGTATAACTTCTTTAGGAACTGGTGTTGCTACATTCTTAGGTACACCATCAGCCGCAAACTTAGCTGCTGCTGTTACAGATGAAACAGGTAGTGGTGCTTTAGTATTTGCAACAGCGCCATCTCTTAGTGGTGTAACTTTAAATGATGGTTACACAGAAGAAGTTTATGCAGTTGTTGATGCGGCTGGTGTAGCAATATCTCCAACTAACGGGTCTATTCAAACATGGACTTTAGGTGCAAGTCGTACTCCTACTGCTGGTACATGGGCTGCTGGTCAATCAATTACTTTAATGATTAACGATTCAGCATCTTCATTCACAGTTACATGGACTACTATTGGCGTAGTATGGGTTGGTGGTTCTGCACCAACATTAGCTCCTGCTAGTGGATTTACAATTATTCAACTTTGGAAAGTTGGAACAACAATCTATGGTGCTTTAACTGGACAGGTGGCTTAAATGTTAGCAGATAAATTAAGAACAGTAGTACCTAGCGCTGCTGGTATTCAGTTTGTCGGCAGCACGACGGCAGCGATTACAGCCAGCGGTTCCACGGACACCAATGTTTCGTTAACATCTCTTACAGGCGGCCTTGCGTCGGCTCCTGAGGCGGGTGACTTGGTCATCGTCTACTACGGCACGGGTAGTATTGCAGACCGCGCAATTGGCGTAACCACCGCAGGCTACACGGAAGTTGCTGAGTTGTACTCTAATGACAGCCAAGACACAAATCTCTCAGTAAATTATAAATTGATGGGCGCAACGCCCGACACGCAAGTTACCATGTCTGGTACAGGCAATACGTCAGACTCCGGAGCCGTCGCTATTCACGTATGGCGAAACGTCGACTCGATATTCCCACTTGACGTTACTTCTACAACAGCAACGGGAACCAACAGCGTCTTGTGCGATCCACCAGCTATTACGCCCGTTACGACTGGCGCAGTAATTGTTTCTGGTGGCGCAGGTGGGCACGATAGTGGTGTCCACACTTTTGGCAGTTCTAACCTGTCTAACTTTGCTACCATCGGAGGCCCCAACGACACCAACGACGTGACAGTCGGAGTCGGCTCTGCAGTTTGGACTTCTGGCGCATTTGACCCTGCGGCATTTACCTTTAGCGGAACGAGCACCACTAGCTTCTCTTGGGCTGCAGTCACGTTGGCGCTTCGTCCTAATCAAAATCAGGTAGGGCCGATTCTAATTTCGCAGGCCAGCACGCAACGCACAACGAGCGCAAGCACGCTTACCATTAACAAGCCAACGGGCACTCTTGAAGGCGATCTGATGGTCGCTGTGGTGAACAATAGTAGTAACTGCAGTTGGACAGGCGACACTGGCTGGACGGAAGTTGCTGACCAAGGATCAAGCCCGTCGACACGCATTGCCTACAAAGTGGCTGGAGCAAGTGAGGGGGCGAGTTATGTATTTACCTCTTCAGCCAACGGCACAAGCAGCGGCACCATTGTTACTTACCGCAATGCGGCTTATGACGCAGTGGGTACGATTACTTCTAGCGCAAACCCGCTAGTTCTTTCTTCGGTAACGGCAAGCGTAGCGTTTTCACGCATTCTTGCTACGGTAGCACGCAACGCCACTTCAATCACAATCACCGGCCCGGCCACGATGCAACAAATTGCCATCGATAACGATGCAACAGACCCTTCACGGCTGGTAGAGCAAGACGATACCCTGTCGCCTGCTGGCGCTTCGGGCACTCGCAGCTTTACTGTGGGATCGACCTCTAATGTCAGTGGCGCACTCGTCGCCATCAAGCCAGCAACTTCATATACACCTTACGCTCAGTATCGAGCCAGCACAAGCGGTAACACAACCACTGGGCCAGACTTAACAGTCAATACTTCTGCTTGCTCACCGGGTAACTTGCTTTTGTTTGTGACTTCAACTGTAGGAAGCGGTGGTAACGATACATCTTTTTCAACACCTAGTGGATGGACTTTGTTATCTGGAAATAGCACCTCAACAACAGCTTTTCAACCAAGTATGTACATTTTCTATCGAATAGCAGATGGTTCAGAAGCTGCGTCATACACCGCAACAGCCAGTCAAACGGCGTCTTCTTTAGTTGGCGTAATGTTGACGCTAGTTGGTGTTGACCCTTCAACTTTAATCGCTGGTACAACAAGCACTGGAGCGTCCACTACTAGCATCACAGCTACCGAAGTTTCAGCAACAGCCAACGGCATATTACTATACTTTGGAGCGCAAGGTAATAGCAATGCTCCAGTCACATTTACTGCGCCATCTGGAATGACTGAGGCAATTGAAGGATCTAATAACGCTGCTAATGCTGATTTAACTATTGAGGCTGCTTACCAAGAAGGCTTGTCAGCGGGATTAACAGGCTCTAAGACTGCAACGGCAAGCGCTGCGACTGGCACTAATAGGTATCGAGCAATCTTGGTTACAGTTGACGCTTTATAAAGGAATAAATATGTATGCAAAAATTGATAATGACAATATTGTCAGATATCCTTACACCACATCACAATTAAGAAATAGTAATAAAAACGTTAGCTTCCCATTTGAGCTTTCTAATGATTTATTAGCTGAATTTAATGTGGTTAGGGTTATTGTTACTGGTCAGCCTGATTACGATGCAATGACTGAAACTGTTGTAGAAGGTACTCCTGTTTACAGTTCTGAACGAAATCGTTGGGAACAACAATGGTCAGTTGTAAGTTTAAGTGCTGAAGATATTGCACAAAAACTAGCAAGTCAAACCTCAACAGTTAGGAAACAAAGAAACGAACTTTTAAAAAGTACTGACTGGACTCAAGTAGATGACTCACCTTTGAGCAACATTCAAAAAGCAGAATGGGCTATTTATCGTCAGGCTCTACGTGATGTAACTACGCAAACAAACTTTCCTTGGAGCGTAATATGGCCAACAGAACCTTAAGGACTTTAAATGAATGAAGAAGTAACTCATACCCAAATCTACGAACGACTTCTTGCAGTAGAAATCAAAGTAGACAAACTAGATAAGAATACTGAAGAAGTAGTTAAAGCTTTTAATGCAGCTCAAGGTGCATTTATAATTCTTGAATGGATTGCAAGAGCAGTTAAACCAATTATTATCGTGGGTGCTTTCTTTGGTGCTATTTGGTTAGCATTAGATAACAAACTAAATAAGTAATGTTTATATCTGCTATTAGTCTTATTATAGCACTTAATCTACCTATTAAAGAAGAATACAGATGTATTAGATGGTCTTGGTCAGGTGACGTATACAATCGAAAAATTGTTTGTTTAGAATGGAAAAGGAAAGATAAGAAATGATTGATCCTCTAACAGCCCTAGCGGGTATACAGTCAGCAATTAACATGGTTAAGAAGGCTAGTAAAGTAGCTAATGACCTAGGCTCTCTTGCTCCTATGATTGGTAAGATGTTTGATGCCAAGAGTGTAGCTACAAAAGCTATGCTTCAAGCTAAACAGTCTGGTAAGGGTTCCAACATGGGAACTGCATTACAAATTGAAATGGCATTAGATCAGGCTAAAGTTTTTGAAGAAGAACTTAAGATGCTCTTTATGCAAACAGGTAAGATTGATGTATGGAATAAAATTAAAGCTAGACAAGCTGAGATGGATTTAGCTGATGCCAGAGAAATGAGTGCTCTTAAGGCTGCTGATAAAAAAGCTAAAGAAAAAGAACAAGAGATGAATGAACTAGCTATGATTATAGGTGGCTCATTTTTTATTTTGTTCTTATTCTTTGTTGGTGTTAATGAGCTAATTGACTTTTGTCAAACAACTCGAAGGTGTGGTAGATGAACGAATACCAAAAGACATTTGACTTAGCCTTAAAAATATTTGTTTATGGTTGTGTAGCTTTGTACTTTTTAGGATTCCTTAAATTTCTCCCTGACGATCTTTCTAATAAGATTGTTGCTTTATTGTTAAGTAAAATAGGATTATAATATATGTTAGATATTTTAAGTGGTGGTATTCTAGGATCACTATTCGGTGGTATCTTTAGACTAGCCCCTGAAGTACTCAAGTGGTTAGATAAAAAGAATGAACGTAGTCATGAACTTAACATGTTTAAGTTTCAATGTGAACTAGAAGCTCAACGTGGTCAACAAAAGTTAGCTGAGATTGGTGCTCAACGTGAAGCCGCTATTGATGTTGGTGTTATGGGTGCTTTCCAGTCAGCTATTGAACAACAAGCTGAGATGGTTAAGTCTGCTGGTGGATGGGTAGCTTCGTTGTCTGCCTCAGTACGACCTGTAGTAACATACTGGATTTTAGCCCTATGGTCTTTTGTTCATATTTGGTTGGCTTACAACTCATGGGTTAGCGGTATGCCTCCAGTGGAAGTATTCAAAGTAATGATGTCAGCAGACTTTGCGGCTCTTGTCTCTGGTACTCTTAACTATTGGTTCCTTGATCGTACACTCTCTAAACGTGGACTATGAACTTAACATTAGCCGCAGACTTATGTAAACATTTTGAGGGCTTCAGAGCTAAGCCCTACTTATGTCCTGCTAATGTAGCTACTATTGGTTACGGCAGTACATACTATGCTGATGGCAGGAAAGTAACACTTCAGGATCCTCCTATGAGTGAACCTGAAGCTTACGAATTACTCCTCAGAGAATTACACCATACTTATTTACCCGGAACACTTAAGTATTGTCCTGTGCTAGCCACAGATGAAAAGAAATTAAATGCCATTGTTGACTTCTGTTACAATTTAGGCGTAGGTAGGTTACAGACAAGTACATTAAGACGTAAGATTAATGAGCAAGACTGGGAAGCCGCCAAGACAGAACTAATGAAATGGAACAAAGGTGGGGGAAAAGTACTAGCTGGTCTTGACAAAAGACGAAAAGCTGAATGTGCTTTACTTGGTACCTAATAGTAATAAAAAGGATATCTCATGGCAACTCCAGTTGAAAAACTAGGTAGAGGCGGTTTAAATACTGATGTACCACCTATGATTCTACCACCAAATACATTTACAGATGTATTAAACGTTCGCTTCGATGATGAAGCTGTACAAACAATTACAGGTGAAACAACATCAAGAACCGTATCTATTGCACCTGAATTTGGAATTCACTGGAGACGACCTGACCAAAGCTACAATATTTTTGCTAATGATGGCAAAATTGTTAGGGTTGATTCTGCAGGTAATTCTTCTTTTATGTTGAATAGTGTAGATGCAGTATACGATAATAGTGATTGGCAAGCAACAAAGTTTAATGGTGGATATGCTATTGTAATGAACAATGGTCAAACAACACCATTGTATTGTTTGTTTGGAAGTGCTTCTGCTGGTAGTACTTTTCAACCACTTCCTAATTGGAATTATATTACAGGTCTTACTGTTACTGCTAAGGTAATACGAGCTTTAAATTACTCTTTAGTTGCGGCTAACCTTACATTAACACAAGATGGTATTGTAACTTATGCCCCAGGAACTATTCGTGTATCAGTACAAGCAGCTACAGGTAATATACCAAACATTTGGCAACCCGGATTAACAACAGACACAGCAGATGAATTTGAATTAAGTACTACTTCACCCGTATTAGATATGGCTGAACTTAGAGGAAACATGTTTGTGTATTCTTCGGATAGTATTAGTTTACTTACTATTGGAGCACAAACAAGGGTATCATTTTATTCAAAGTCTTATGGTATTCTTAACACAGATTGTGTAGTAGAATTTGATGGTAATCACTTTGTTCTTGATCGAAACGATATATACACACATAATGGCTCTGGTGCTATTGAATCAGTAGGCACATACCGTGTCAAAAAATATTTATTTAGTAATTTAAACAGAAATGCTGTTGATAAAGTACACGTAGTTAAAAATCCTTTTAATAAAGAGATTTGGATTAACTACCCTAAAGGTAATTCAACATTTTGTAATGAAGCTTTGATCTTTAATTATAATAATAATACATGGACAAAAAGAACTTTACCTTCAGTGTCTTATGCTTTTAATGGACCAGCAAACGTATCTAACACATTTGACTATAGCACAGAAGTAATTTATATGTGTACTAATAATAATCAAACTTTAGTTACAGATAGCAACTATTTAATGTGGAATGGTTCAGCACTAGTTTCTTATACATCTTATATTGAAAGAATTTATTTTAATAGCGGAGATGTTACAGGTAGTGTTTTGTTATCTAGTATATTCCCTATATTTGATAAAGTACCTAATGATGCTAGTATTACTATTAGAGTTACTGGGCAAAACAATTATACAGAAGTACCTAACTTAGCAGTTGATGATCCCGATTTAAAAGATACTTTTACTTTTTTACCTAACAACACAAAATCACAAGGATATAAAGTAGATCCCCGAGTAAATGGTCGTTTAATTAATTATAGAATTACAACAAGCAATTACTGGCGTTTATCTACTTTCTTGTTTGATGCAAAACCAGCTGATCGGAGATAATCAATGTTAAGCCCACCAATTACAGGCAATGAAGACCTTGATACTTATTTGTTTGATTTACATAATCAAGCTTTAGAGACAGGCGCTTCTGCCTCTGGTATGATTGTACCTAGTGATGGTAATCCTATTGTATATACTTATCAATATATTCATGTTAAGTATGGTAACGATAATGTTGGTAGTGGTTTTTCTGATTTGCCAACTAACAAAAGTTATTATGGTATTTTAAATGATTCATTGCTTACTGAATCTACAAACCCTGCTGACTATACTTGGTATAAAGCTGCTCAAAATTTTGGAACTACTTACTTTTTGTATTACCAAACTATTGGTGGTAGGCAAATTAAATTTAGTATTAGTACTGTTTCTCCGGGTGTTGGTTGGTTTCAAGATTCTAATACACCTATTGACCTTGATCAGGTTACTTCAAGTACTAGCCTATCTAGCGCTTTCTCTACTTATTTTTCTCCCGGTTCATTACAAGTACCTACTACTGGAGGTGTTCCTTCTTTTACAAATGTTGTAATGAGTTTATATGGAACAGCTGCTAATGCGGCAGTGCCTTTTGTAACTGCACAATCTGATTCTGATGCATCATTTGTAGCTAATTCATGGAGAATTGGTAATTCAAGTACTACAGGTAATGCAGATATTTCTTATACTAATATTACAGTTGGTAGTCCTGCTTTAGTATCGGGTATTGCACAGTGGCCAATACCAACGGCTATGCCAAATAGTCCGGCAATTGTAATTGTACCTGTTCGCTACAAAAATGTTTACGGTGTTGTTACTCAATCCGGTTCGGCAATACAACAATTAATTTTTTCTTCTTCAGGAACTGATGGACAAAAAGCAGCTACTGCTTACTTATATCAATGGACGACTGTAGCAATACCTAATAACCCAACAGGCACATCTACTTTTACTTGGTCTTCGTTAATTAACTCTGGATACACGGGTGTTGATGGATGGTCAACAACCTTAACTGCTAACCCAGGAACTCCGGGTGTTAAGCTATGGGTAGTAACTAAACAGATAATTGCTACTGCTGGTGTAACTTCTACCACAGTAGATTATTCTACAGGGATAACTAAAAGAGAAGCAGAATATGCTGATGGAATAAAAACAGCTACTGTCAGGGCGTATCGCTGGGAAGCAACTATACCTACTATTTCAGGATCATCTGTTTATACTTGGTCTACAAATTTATACACACCTAATGCAGGTGGAGGTTGGACATCAACTATTTCTTCGCCTCCTTCAGTTGGTTATACTTTGTATGAAGCAACTGTTGAGTTAACTGAACCTTTTACAACAGCTACTAGCAACGTTAATTGGACAACTGCTTTAATTAGCCCAATTAGTTATTCAGGAAACAATAATTCTTCAGGTCTTTCAGGTAATAGAACAGCTATACTTGATATGTATATTTGGTCTTTATCACAACCAACTTTATTTCCTTCAGGTACATCAAACTATACTTGGTCAACAGGAGAGTTTACAGATCCAACACTTAATGGTTGGTCTAGAACTCCGGGTTCTCCAACTGCTGGTTATACTTTATGGATTTGTAGGCAGATATACGCAGATTTTGATACAACACCAACAACACTTGTTACTTCTGTTACTTGGAATACTAAGACAGCTGTTGCTACAAAAGCAGCTACAACAGGTACTCGATGTGCTGTAATGGAAGTATACCAGTGGGGACTTACGCCTCCAACAACATTTCCTGTGGGTACATCGACTTATACTTGGTCAACAGGTTCTTTTACTAATCCTGCTACTTTAAATGGTTGGTCTCGTATTGCACCAGCTCCGATAGCTGGACAAAACTTGTATGTTTGTTCAACAATATA